CCGGACATAACCAGGAAGGCCGTTGCCCTGAGCATTACAAAAGACAGGCCTTCACTTGGGTTTGGTCTTTTCAAAACCCTGGCGACATCGCTATCTTCAACCTTCTCGCTCTTGCCATCAGCCAAATGCCTATATTCCCCCCATGGGACAGACGCAACCGACTTTGCAATCTCATCAATAGATTTGTAGGCTGTGACATTCTTGAGATAAGTTTCACGGGCAAAGTTTTCATAATCATTTGGCGTCCATACTGCCCCGGTTGCCCCTTGAGCACTGATTATCTGAGCAACCCGGCTTGCCTTCCCGCTAATTCTATCTTTTAATTTGTTCCAAAAGTTCATTTGTCAACCTTATATCGACACTTAAAGTCGAACATATTTATTCCATTTTTTAATGAAATCTTTAACAGTTCCCTTTTCTGGGTTGCAGTTCCAATGGGTATCCCAATAAAAACCCATTCCCTCTATATTATCAGCAGACGGGAATGGCCATTTAACCCTGCGGTAATGAAGACGAGCCATACAAATAGCATATGCAAGATTCCATTCCAAAGCGCCATTGTTATCATACGATCTAACACCACTAATATCCAAGATCGCCTTCCTCTTGGCTTTACGACCATAAAAAAGATAATTAACCCATATATCTTTCTCAGTTTCAGGTTCCATCTGAAACGGTCCCAACGCCGGGCCTTTTATTTGTTTGAGGCGCGTCCCAAAATCGGATTCAACAGCCGCCGTGCCAAGCCCAATGTAGAGGGCCTGCTGAGAATACAATTCTTGAGCAGTAATAACTCTAGTAATTAAATCACTAAACCATCCCAAGTTAAAAGCCATTGCCCTGTCCCCTTATGGAACCATTGCTCCCTTCGCCAAAAGATCCAACGCCTTCTCACTTACCGTAAGGGCCTTGCCAAGATTATTCGGGCCTGGCTTAATAGCCCTCACATTTACATCTACCGTCCCGTCAGGTGAAAAATGAATAATCGCATCGCCTATTTCCCTTGAGCTATGCACCGCAACCGTGATCTTATCCCCAGTGGCCGGGTCAAATCGTTCATAACGATAGTCACCACCACCGGATAGGGAAGCACAGCCAACAAGGCAGTAAACAATCCATGCGCCAACTACAAAAACGAAAACTCCAAGCCGAATTAGCTTCCATGCTGTTCTTTTTTGTCTATCCGTTTTCATTATGAGCCCTTATAATAAAATTAATTACTCATCACCAGCTCAGATTTCCCATCTGTTTATGCTCGTATGCCCCTATGTCCAAGTGATTCCCAAACCTTGGTAGACACTCACCCGAAGCATCCGTGATAATGTTCCCGTTCATATCTTCTATTGCTGATGAATAGGGTGTGCTTCCGTTGGGAGTTCCTGCGTTGAGGCAGGGCGATCCGGGAAGAAGGGTATAAATATCGCTTGCTGTATTTGAAAAAAGAGGATCAAGCCCAATCGTGTTGTCGTCCTCTGTTTCCCCTGCTTGATAAAGAGTCAGTGTAGTATAGTCAGTACTTTTATATGAGATTAATTTTGTGGAACTTGCTGGATAGAAATTGTTGTAATCTCCTTCATATTCCGCATTATCATAAATTTCCAATGCAAGATAATTTGTATCACCGTATATATTATTATTCTTAAACGTCACATTTCCATCGTTATTTACGTGCAAACATTTGGGGCATGAGAAAATAGTGTTGTTATAAATAGTGGCTACCCCATCCCACATATTAAAAACTACATCATTGATATTATAGGACACGTTAGCATGAATAGAAACATCCCCATCGAGGCCAGGGTTGGCCGATATAGCAAAATCTAGATCATGGAATAAATTGTGGTGTATATCAACAGTACTGCCACTAGATACTTTAATCCCTTTTTCATCCCCTGTTTTACCCCAAAAAATGTTATTTTCTATTTCGGCAGTACCATTAGTTTCTAAAATTATACCTTGCTTACCGTCAGTCCATTGTTCAAATTCGGAATCAAAAATATGGGCAGTGGCGGTAACAGCACTACTCTGAATAGTAAGGCCGTCTCCTAAGTTATTGTCTGCGGTGTCGGTATCCCAAATATGAACATTGTCTACCACCATGTTGCCATTGCCAATTAAAACTAGCCCATCATTGTAGGTACTATGAATATTTGTGTCACTGACCGTAGCATTATCCCCGCCAATATATATTCCGTATATATTATTAATATTAGAAACTGTTACATTAGATAAAATTACATTATCGCATCCATTAACAAGCAATATTCCATACTCGATAGTTGCATTGACGGTTACGTTACTATATGTGTGGTAGTCTCCGTTTGTTGCACTATAAATATAAATACCATAGTCAGTAGCGTTCCCGGCTTCTATTGTAAAATTCTGATATGTGATGCGGCCCGTTGAATTCCCGCCGCCATTTGGTTCAACTTGTTCCGTAAAGGTATTGCCACCCCCATCCATTATATCTCCAGGACTCGGAGTAATCGCAGCATGGAAAGCCAACCAAGTCTCATACGTTTCACCTGGGCTTATATCATAGGTGACTCCCCAGCATGGCATCGCTATCAATAAAAATATGAGGAAAAGAAACTTTTTCATTATATTCACTTCTTTGCCCAAGCCCCATTTATGGAATCGCACACCCAATCCCATGCCGTTGATGATGAATTCGTTGACATGGTATGGCAAATGATAGACTCATAGATAGTAGCATTCTCAGTCCAGATCTGTTCGTCGTCTCCGCAGGCTACGCCATCTAAAATGGCTTGCGTTGTATTATCGGAAGGCTCAAGATATACATCAGCCGTGGCACTGGTCACACAATTTTCATACTTGAATTTTAGGCCGGCCTCCGCAGTAGGCTTAACAATGATTTGGTCGGCCGTAGCATTCCACCCCCAATTTGTGATGAGCGTGTCAGAACACTCGGCTGCCGTGAGAGTGACATTACAGGTGGATTTGTTGTAGGTCTTGAATTGGCTCGTTATCACAACATCATCAATAGTCCCGCCAGTTATTGTAGGGTTGATATATGTCGCGCCGTCTGTTTGCTCAACGGCGTCGACCGTCATCTTTGCAAAGGCCGGGCCAGTCAGGCACGCGCATATAAGGAATAATATTAAAGTAATTAATCTATTCATTTTCTTTCTTTAGCTCCCAAAACACGTCAGCTCCAACTTTCTCAACAACATTATAATAGGTAGCGGCCCGATAAATCCTGAGCCAATCAACAACGAAAAGCGGAGACGGCCTCATTTGAATCATACTTATCATATTAGTTAAAAACATTGCGTTTGACTGATGAAAGTCGGCCCATGTTGGTACAGCCAGCCGCCAGCTATTATCATGTATCCAACAACACGGGCTTATCCTTAATCCCCATACGCTCTCGGGGATAGCTTTCTCTTTCCAGCCCTCCCCAGGCCCGCAGCAAGATGGGAATTCCTCTATCGTATCCCAAGGCAATACCAAAGTGTCTGGAATAAGAAGTTCGATGCCCTCAAGTTGTGTGGTTATGCTATTCATCTTATCACTCTTTCAGCTTAATCCCCTGCGGCTGGTCGATAGGCACAAAAAGAACAACAGAACAATTATTACCAGCGCAAGCCGATATTCCATATTTATTCTTTATGATCCTGAAAATTAATGGTGTTGATTCAATATCTAGTGCTGTGTTTTTGGCTGTTAAGCTACAGGCATATTCTCCATTTGCAAGCGACGCAGTATCATAGAAAAATATCACCATCTCGTTTTCAGCAGGAATAGCCGGGACATTTTCAGGTGTGCCATTAACAGACAGGCAATAAGTGTCCACATCTTCCTGTGGGTCACATTCAAGGAACGGTGACGCATAGGACACGCCAAACAGCCAAAGGCCAATAAATAAAATGAACGCGCAGAGGGACATTTTTATGAATAATTGTTCGTTGGATTTAGCCATTTGGTTTTTCCTTCTTAATAGCTGCGCGTTCCCCAAAGTAAAAGCCAATTACAATCCCGGTGATTGGCAGAACGTCTTCAGGTTTCAGCTTGCCGGTAATAAATAAATAACAAGCCACGCCAACAAATGACAAAGCGATGATCGGGCGAACTAAAGTTTTAATTTTTTCCATCATTAATCAATCCTCCCCTTATCTCCTACTCGGCACGGTAATTGCCCAGCCGGATATTTCCAGGCCAAAAGTATTCATCGCACTCATGTGCATATTACACGACAAGGTATCCCCGAAATGAAAATACCTATTTGGATCTGCCTGGTACACAACATCTTTCACCCCAAGCATCGCCTGCGATATCAAAATCTCATTATATGCAGAATCGATATGGTGGCTCACTATGACAGTAAAACTTACCACCGAGGCATGTACACTTGAAAGATGCACCCGGATCTTGTCCAAAATGAATGCAAATGACGGGGAGAACTGCTCTTCCAATTCGTCATCCCAATCAGCTATAGGATCCCCATCAGATGCAAAAAAGGTGAAATATCTCTGTCTTGAAAGCGGCAAGTATTTTTCTGAGAATGTCATTTCAATTTCTCCTTATTTCATCAGGCACAAAATCATTAGAATTATCGATACAACCAACAATACAATTGCCCAATTGACTCTTGTCTTCAACTTTGAAATCATATATAAAATGGAATTGGAATCATCCACCTCTTCCATATGCTCCAAGACTGTGTTCTGGCAAGCCAAAACTGAATTAACATTATCCATACATTCTGGGACCGTCTCTAAAATTAAGTCAATCCTCGTCTCAAGTTTTGGAATTGAATCTAAAACGGAATCTATTTTATCCACGTGTTTTTGATGCGCCTTTAATTTCCCTGCTTTGTCTATCGTCATCTCTATACCCCAAACCAATCACGCTCAGCTTTGAATAATCTCAACCACTCCGAGGCAGCCAACGCCCGGTTCCATATTCTTAATCCCTGCATTTGACCTTTATACCAATTTGCATCAAATGAATACCGGCAACCAATTTCAAATGTCTGAACACACGTATCAGGATCAATCATGCCGGAAGCTTCATAAGCCATAGTCAAAGCTGAACCATTTCTATAATGCACGGGATATAAACTACCAGCTACACGTGAAATACCGACAAACGCCCAAGTCCCCGGTGTCCATCCCGTTGAATAGCAACTACTATTGGTATTAGGCGTTAATGAAAGATGATGATGCCTTTGCGATAATGTATTCAGGCCGTGGCTGGTATCAAAATATGTCTCCCAACCAGCTTGGTTCACAACATATCTAGCCATCCAAATTGAAGATTGTCCGTTCCATGCCCAATTGACCCAACCGCCGAGGCTAAAATCACCAGCAACAAAATCAAAATCAGCAGTGGCGATAGTAGGCCCCATCAGATAAACGCCGTCCGTGCCACCGCCGCCAGGAGTAACAAATTCGAGTACACTTAATCCAGACGCTAATGTCACCCATGAAAAAGAACCAGCGCCAGGATCGTGGAAAGATAATGGGTGATGCGGCTTAGCCTGGTCCCTGGTAATTGTCCCCGTCGCCTCATAAAACGGGAGGTCTAACAAAAGGCCAGTCTCATATTCCGATATTTTGTCATAGCCTATCATACTTTGTACACCGCTTCGTAATCGTAATCTTTATTGACGCCCGCCGTCTTTTCCATTGTTACTTTTATCCCAAACCTGTTCTCTTCAAGATCGACTGTTATTAACTCCGGGTCTTGGAGGCCTGCAAAAGAGACCTCATCGGCCAATATAAATGCCCCACCAGATATTATCCGGTAATATTCTTTGACCACCACTGTTTCCGCTGCCGTTTGATTCGTGAAATCAATCTTTATCCTCTTGGGTGCGTACACGCCTGCGGGCGCGTTGTTGATGTAAACATTTTGCTCAGTGCCATCGGTCGTTATCGTTCCCCCGGTCTCCGTGAGAGTAAGTAAAGCACCTGTTAAATCTGTAATGTCCGTTGATTGAGCAGCAATTTCATCAGCAAGAAATTCTGTCCTTTCAAGTACTGACCCGTCCCGATCACTGGCGACCAGAGAGGAATCGAAAACATTATCTACACTGTTCTCTCCAACCGCAATTACGTCGGATGTTATTCCGGTCTCTACAGCGTCAATAATAAGGTGCATTAGCGCCTTCCCCTCATGATTGTCTCAACCCCACCATCTTTAAAGCCAGGCGATAGACCTTATCCTCAACATCAATATTCGTTCTGGTAAATCGTTGTAAAGATTCGCTGCCACCGATTGTCGCGCCAGGCTGAGTATTACATGAGCAATTTGTAGTAACGGAGGTAAGTGGTCCAATGTCAGAAGCGCAATCTAAGGTCGTGTTTGTAAGAGATCCTGTTGCATCACAAGGAACAAGGCGATTATACTCATCCCAATCCCATTCCTGCCGATTAAATCCCGGAAAGTAATAAGGAGTAATCAACACACTTTCCTTTTCCAACCTAAACTCCGCTACAATCTCTCCGTTCTCCACTCGGCTCGGATCATCAACATCGGGATTATCTAACGGTACAAATTTGAACCGCTGGCCTGCTTCTAACGACTTATCCAGAAACCGCTCCAAATCAATTTCACCATTACCCGGAAGAACAATATCACCAAGCATACTGACGTCAGCTCCATCTATTGTAATTCTGACTGTGCAACGCCGGTTGTTATTATTCCTCAACCTCAATTGGTATTCACTATCAAAGGGAACGGCAACTTCATTCTCGACAATTTCATTGACCGGGTTCTCATCGAGGACAACATTCATCACGAAGCCATCAGTGGATACGGCATGAGCCGGACTCAATATAAGCCAAAGGCTTGCGACAATAACTATGACACCGATAATCGCCATATGCAATAAGTTTCTATCTGATCTAGTCATAACTCAGTCCCCTTCCTCATCTCATTAAACCCCCGGTAATTCCCCTTGGCCTTCGGCCAGGTTTCAAAACTTCGTACCCAACGATTCTTCCGCCTTCATCTATTGGAATCATTTGTTCACCAGGCATTAACACTGGTTTTTCTACAGTTTCAACTCTTTTCGAGCGACCATGGACAATACTGATGCGCGGGGTAATGCCCAGGCCGATGCCCATGTCAATTTCCAGCGCGTATCTATTATTATCTATATGATGATTGAATTTATCAACGGGAATTCTTATTGAATCTCCCGCCGCATTCTTTTTCCATTGATAAACCTGATACTCATTAATTGTCTCCTGGCAACTTTTATCTATCAGGATTTGATGCTGTTGCAACCACTGAATGCCAAAATTGACGGAGTCAGGACCTTTTACCGCTCCAACCGCACCTTTGACACCATTATCCTTTAATTCCTGAATTGATTTTGGCTCGGAACTATCACAAACGACTCTTTCAACACCTACAATCGGGACTAAAAGGTTTGCTAATTGAGGATTTGTTAACCCATGTTCATGCAATTCTCTGAAAATATAAATCAATTTGCGCTTTACATCATAATGGATACGATTATATGCAGCGGGGTCAGCAGAGAAACCAAAGTCAAGACCGTTGCGGATGTTATCAAAATATGGAATGCGATCCGTCAAATCCATCGCCCGCCAATTGGTGAAGATAACATCTCCCAAAACTCCCCAATTACCCAGGGTATAAACATTGTAGAAATACTCGTTGGTCTCATTCTCCAGAGCGTCAATATCATCCGATTCCAAGAATCTCAAATTATCTTTATAAGTGGTTTTTAGAATGAGCAGACCGTCGTCATGATAAGATCTGTCTCCATCATAAAACCGGCCAGCAAAATAATCAGAGTGAATCCAATGGCTGCGAATAATTGGGTTGAATACCAATGTCATTCTTTTCTTCACACTGGCTTTGCCACGGAGCCTCTTTTGTAATTGCTTAATATCATTTTGCTCAGCCTCGGTCGCCTCTTCAACAACTATATCAGTCAGCACACCTCTCGCCGGGGTAATACTTTTGATTTTCTCAACATTATCCAAACCGGTAAATAAAATCTGATAGCCGTTAATGCAAGTGACGGTCATCTCTGATTTATTGATTTTGAAATACTCACCCATCTTCCATGAAGCAATGGTTTTGCAAACTTCATTAAAGGTGGATTGGCGGGAGGTAACAGCAACGTTCCGAACCATTAGATAGTTCCTGCCACCTTTTAAAATGTCATAGACGGGACGCTGGCCAATAGCAAATATAGATTTGCCTCCGCTTGCTCCTCCAAAAAATATCTGAGTTCGAGTAGTATCATCCAAATATTGAAGATACGCTTCGTTGAAAATCTTTCTGCTAATCTTTAAATTGATTTCTTCCATCAATCCGCCAATGTCACATTTATTTGAATTGGTACAACTGGTCTGCGTTGCATATTGTCCTGTTCAAACATCCCCAGGTGTTTCCCTATTGAATCCAAAGCCGTCTTCTTATCTGTGAGTTTCAAATCTTGCAAAAGTGTCTCGGTCGCCTTGACATCCCCGTTCGCCCTCTGGTCAATAACTTTACTCTTTGTATTCTTAAAACCAGTGACGGCATATAAAGCCGCAGGGGGAATTTCGCTCAACGGTTTGATATTGTTCTCATCATCAAAGAAATCTGATAGGTCATAGTCGGCCAGACGTTTGTATCGATCTAAAACCCATTGTTGATTGACTTGGGCTTTGTCGGCCATCTTTTTTAGTCTCTTACCAATGTAGGCGTCAGCTTTAGGTAATCTAAGGAGTTCAGACGCACAAGCAGCAGCCGTCTCATCCTTCTTCACATTTGGATAAGCAACCTTGTAAGCACGAGTCCCATTGCGGTCAACCAACCACTCATCAGCAAACATTTTCTGATTTGGAGATAGCCGGTTTCCATTCCCGTTACCGTTACCGTTTGCAAGTTGTTTTGTTTTGTTGGAAGTACTAGGGGCGGGGTCTTTACGTTTAAATTTGTGTTGGTCTGTGCGTTTGAATTTCGTCATAGGGTTTTCCTGTTAAGGGTATTATAATTTTAAGGGGGTGGGGTTCTTAGGTAAAGAAATAAAAAAAATATATTTTAGCAGAATTAGCAGGAAATGGGGAAAGATAAGTAATATTAATAAGTTACGTTAAAAATCTTTTTTTATTTATTTTGGGGCAACCCCTTTACTTTCTTTACTTTATAGGTTATAGTATATTTAAGAGATAAGGAAAAAGGAGAAAATAAAATGAAAAACGCACAGGCAATTAAACAACTTCAAACAGCAATCAACGCACTCAGGAAAATAAACAAATCAGAAATCACTCCAGAAATTACCGATATAACAAATCAACTATACGCACAAAAAAGCAAAAGGACAGTATCAAGACCACTAGGAACCACCAAAATATTCTAAGCAGAAAAAACCAGATAAGGAAAGAGGCTCAAGGGGAAACGGAGCCAGTGGAAACTTGAAATGATTATCTATAAAGCAACCAATAAAATAAACAACAAATCCTATATTGGACAAACCATATTTTCTTTAAAGAAACGACAAGAACGCCACATTTGGGAAGCTGAAACCACAGAAAAAACCACAATTTATTTCCACAAAGCGATAAAAAAATATGGTGCATCTAATTTTAAATGGCAGGTATTACACCGATGTAACAATATTGAACATCTAAACAAATTAGAAATTCATTATATCAAAATACATAATACTTTCCAAAATGGGTACAATTTAACCGAAGGTGGGAATGGATCAATCGGATTCACGCATAATAAAACGACCAAGAAGAAAATGTCTTCACTAAAACAAGGCATCCCACACACAGAAGCACATAAAATCAAAATATCGGAATCAAGGAAAGGGCAACAAATCACAGAACAAACCAAAGCCAAAATATCGGAATCAAGGACCGGAAGACCAGGAACTCCACATACCGAAGAATACAAAATTTTGTATTCTGGAAAAAACAGTCCAACATCACGTGCAATAATTATCAAAGGGCAATTTTTTGAATCTATTGGAATAGCTGGACGGTCTTTGAAAATTTGCAGAGGCACAATTTGGAAAAGACTAAAACGACAGTACCCTGGATATCAATATGTTAAAAATATAAATAAAAAATAGAACAGAAAGAGACGCATGGGAGATGGCGTCAGTGAGTGACCCTAAAAAACATCTTACCTTATCAAACAAAAAACCGGCAAAGCGAAATACCATAGGCCGGGCCAGTAGGGGTTAAGTTTTACCCCCTGCGCCGTAATACCCTGCAAGGAACGAATTTACAGGGAGTGAGGACAGAACCTTTTGGACCGACTGGATACAGGGGAGTTAAGAAAATTGAACCTGTATTTTACAACCATTAAATTTTCTATTTTAATTACATGGGCTTGCATATCAAAAGTAAGCTCATGCGGCGAAAATAGAATGTAAACCTTAATATAAAGGAGAGATGAAATGAAAAAGAATCCGCTTATAGAACAAACAGCCAAAGATTATAATTTGGATTATGAAATAGTAAAAGAAATCTATGATCGAGACAAAGATCACTTTTATGAAAAATTAGAAGCTGTTTTACAAGGAGAAACGAAATGAAAAAGAAAATGACAACCGCAGAAAAAAATAAGGAAATCGCAAGAATCCGCAAGAAGAAAAGTTGTGATCTGGATGAAGCGATGTTAGCAGGAACCGGAATGGATAGATCTGAACGAGAGACTTTCAGAGAAACCAATAATAAGCTTTTTGCAGAACGTAAAGCGGCAAAAGAAGGTAGCAAAGCATGGAAGAAAGCCAGTAATGAGATAGCCAGGCTGAATGGTTTTCCAGCAACCTATTAAAAAGGAGAGCAAAATGAAACATTCAAATCCTTACATTTGCAAAGAAAAAGGTTTTTCTGCCTCCTCTTTATCATCTTGGAAAGGTAGCCCCGACTTAATAGGCACCAACCTAGCCATAGAAATCAACCGGCGCGGGAAGCGCGTCAGGGTTGTATATCATCATCTGGAAGACTGCCATGGCCGCCATGCTGTACGCCGGTCAGAAGTACGGTATTTATAAAATCTATTTTAATGGCATGGGTTTACCTTTTGTAGACCTATGCGGCGAAAATAGAATGTAAACCTTAATGTAAGGAGCGAGAAATGAAAAAAGTAACCGGCCTACTCGTCAGCATTGCAATCATGTTCATCGCATTTGCCTGGCCCATAAATCCAGCAGATGGCACTCCTAATTTCATGGCTTTCCTCGTCGGAGCCGCTATCTTTGACTACAACAGAAGAAAATTGAAAGGAGGTCCGTTATGATCCCAAAACTGAAATACACGGAAGACGCCATTGCCTTTGGCAAAATTGCCAACGCTGAACAAATTGAAGAATTAAGGCACGCAAGGGTAAAACGAACATTAGTGGCCTACTCCCTGCAAAAAAATGGCTTCTTACAAAGCGCAATGAACGTTGCCGTTGAAGCTCAACTTTTCAGAGAGGCCCTGGAAGTTGCAGTTGAATACTTCGTGTGGAGATATAACGTACAAAAATACATGATTTCTTATTAAAGGAGAAAAAATGACCCCTACATACACCCATTACCAGCCCCTAATTTACAGCCTTGCCCACCGCAGGGCGAATTACAACCCAACCACCGACTTCGATGCCCTCGTATCGGAAGGCAACCTGGCATTTGTAAACGCCAGCAAAAAATTCGATTACACCACAGACATAAAGTTCAGTACTTATCTTTTCACATGTGCCGACAACGCAATGAAAAACCTCGTTGCAAAAGAGACCAAAATCCAACGTGATATACCCCCTAGTGAAGCCCGATCATCTTCTAATCCTGAGCGTGAATCCGTATTTCAGCAATGGATAACGACCTTATCTCAAGAGTCTCAATTCATCATCGGAGTAGTCTGGGACACGCCCGCCGACATAATCCAATGGGCGAGGGCTGAATCCTATTGCCCCAAAATGACAATTAAATTGATAACCCGGCACCTGCGTGGGTTGGGCTGGAAATGGGATGTTATCAGATCGTGCTACAAGGAGATCCGGACGGCCTTAAAAAGTTTTTAACTTAGCTGGGAATCGCCTATAATAGAATAGGAGAAATAAAATTAAATTAACGATAACAATCAGAGCCCTTGCCGAGCTATCCTTCATCAGCGATGAACTCGATGATGAAATTTGCGATTACCTGACCATCAATAATCCAAAATGGCTGGAAAATCACAAAATGAGCAGATGGCAAGGGCAGACACCAAAACAGCTAAAATTCTATGAACAAAATGATGACCGTCTTTTCATACCGCGAGGGGCCATAGAAAAAGTCGTCGAAATATGTGACAAAAGAGAAATCCCAGTTGAAATAATCAATAAAACAAAAAGGAGGGCTGATACAAACTTTAGTTTTGATGGGGAACTAAAACCATTTCAATCGCCACCTATAAACGACATACTGAAATATGACGACGGAACTCTATGCGCCCCAACCGGATCCGGCAAAACCGTAATGGCCCTGTATATAATCGCGGAAAGACGGCAGTCCACCCTGATAATAGTTCATACCAAAGAGTTATTGAACCAATGGATTGACAGAATCAACACCTTTTTGGGAATCCCAAAATCAAGCATAGGCGTAATCGGGAGCGGCAATTTCTTCATCGGGTCCAAAATAACAGTTGCGCTTATTCAAACACTCCGCAAAAGCCAACTGCCGAAAGTAGGCCAGGTAGTAGTAGATGAGGCTCACCGTGTCCCTTCAACGATCTTTCATGAAACAATCAAAAAATTCAATTGTAAATACCTGCTTGGACTATCAGCAACGCCATTCCGCCGGGACGGTTTAACCAAATTGATTCATTGGTATGTCGGGCCAGTTAGACATAAAATAGACCCGGCCATATTGATACAGCAAGGGGACATCACCAAAATTGAGCCGATCATAAGGAATACAAATTTTGTATCTATGCTTAAAAGCCCAAAAGACGAGTATTCAAAATTGCTATCTGAAATCACGAAAGATGAGGAGAGAAATGAACAAATAGCATATGACGTAATCAACGAGGCTTACCAAGGGGAAACTTGCCTTGTGTTAACAGATCGAAAAGAACATTGTGAAACATTGGAAACGCTAATCCAATCTGAGGGATTAAAAGTCAAGCAATTAACCGGAAGTCACGATAACAGATATCGAGAAGAAATAGTCAAGGAAATTAACAGCGGAGAAATCAATGTGCTGATTGCCACCGGCCAATTGATCGGGGAGGGCTTTGATTGCAAAAACCTGTCATCCCTAGTCCTGACCACCCCCATAAAGTTTGACGGCAGGTTAATTCAATACATAGGGCGAGTCCTGAGGCCCAGGCCAGGTAAGGAAAAGGCCAAAATATATGATTATTTCGATCGAAACATAAAATGCCTATGGGGAGCGTACAAATCAAGAAGAAAGGTTTATCAACAATTGACAGGAGAATGAAATGGCTTAATTAACCGATTTGCAAGCTTGTAAAGAAACACACGACCTTTGGAATACCATGGGGATATTAGCTGAAAATGGCTTTTTCTGCCGTAAAAGCGAAGTTCCTGGCCCATGGAAAAATTATGAGAACAACTGCCCTTGTTGTGAACACGACAAGAAATTCGTTGAAGACGACGATTTTTATGCCTGCCAAAACTGCTCCATAAAATGGACCTCTCCCTCCAAACACTGCAATCACCCCGGATCTCCATTTTATGAATGGGATAAACTTGAAGGTGATTATTTTATCAAATCCCGGCCTAATCCACCTTGTTACGACGTGGCCTTTTTCTGCTATTTGATAGCAGACTTGGCAAAAGAGGCAATGGAAAGAATTAAACAGGAAAAAGATTTCTAATGCCATTCGACGCTGAAAAATTCTGTCTTGACAACTCCATACACTCTGACAGATCAAGGCTCCACCGGGGCTGGCTGAACATTAAATGCCCATTCTGCACAGGACATTCAGGCTTGTACCTCGGGATCAATATCAACGGAGCTTACACCTCATGTTTCCGGTGCGGTGGCCACTGGCTCCCCAAAGTCGTCGCGGCATTACTCAAAACTTCAATACCAAAAGCCAGGGATATCATCGCTCCATATCTATCTGGCGAACAAATCCGGGAATTCAAAGAGCGCAAGTATGTTGATCAAATCGTCTACCCAACAGACACCGGCCCCATGAATAATACACAAAGGCAATATTTAATAAGCCGTAAATTTGACCCGGACAAATTAGCGGCAGAATGGGGCCTACAAGGCGTTGGGAAATTTGGCCCGTACAAAGGCCGTATACTAGCTCCAATACGCCTAGACGGCGAGTTAATAAGCTATCAAACGCGAGACATTACCGGCAAGGCCAGCGCCAGATACATGGCCTGCCCAAGTAATAGTGAAGTTTATCATTTAAAATACTCATTGTATGGTATTGATAAATGCCATAGTGAAAGCGTTGTAATCACAGAAGGAATATTTGATACATATAGATTAGGAGCAGGAGCAGTAGCAACATTTGGAATCGATTATCTCCCACAACAAATGTTAATGGTCGCCCAAAGATTCAAACGTGCATTTATCTTTTATGATAATGAAAATCAAGCCCAAGAAAAAGCAACACAACTCTCATATGAGTTATGCCAAATGAATATAGAATGTGAAATTATCATTATAAGCGAGGGAGATCCAGGAGATATGAAAGATTGCGATGCTAAAAATTTAATGGAAGAACTCTTAAAATAAACAGACCTTTACTTTCTCTAAAGAAAAAGTTATACTAATGTTGATTGGAATGATAATAAACCAGAAATTTAAGCCTGAGAGTCTTCTGCCCGCGAGGCCAGAAGGAGTTGTTATCAACTTCAATCGCTCTCAGGCTTTTTCTTTTGGGGGAATCAACATGAATGGTTTTGAAGAAATAATTGGGAGAAGATGTAAATGCGGATATTGTAACGGGTATGCAAAACCAGGAAACCTTTTCATTCATGGGCACCAAAACAGAGGAAGAAACCGCACAGATGTCTCTGAAAGAAACAAAAGCGATAAAAATCCCGCCAAAAAACCAGAAGTACGCAAAAAGAATTCTGAAAGAATGAAAAAAAATAATCCTATGAAAAATCCCGAAATCGCCAAAAAGGTTTCTGAAGAAATGACAGGGAAATTTATAGGAAAAAAGAACCCAAATTATGGTAACAAAGGGAGAAAGAACCCAATTTATGGTAGAAAACACACCCCTGAAGAATTAAAAAAAGTAACAGGGAAAAACAACCCTATGTATGGAAAAACAGGGAAAAACAGCCCCAATTATGGTAAAAAATATCCTGCCCAATCTGAAAAGATGTTAAACGGACAGGCCGCTTACATGCTTTCGTTCGTTAAAAACCCATCAGCCCCACAAATAGAATTGTTCAATCTCGTTAAACTATTATACCCTAATGCGATCCTTAACTATCCATCACTAAATCGCTCCATCGACATCGCTATACCCAATCAAATGATTGCCATTGAGTATGACGGAAGTTACTGGCATCAAGATAAAGAGACTGATGATAAAAGACAAAAAGAATTAGAAAATATTGGGTGGAAATTTATCAGATATATTGACTATGTCCCATCAATAGAAAAATTGGTAAAAGATTTATATCTGATGAGAGATATTGGTTTAAAATAATGGCAAGACCCGCTGGCGCTGACGGTTGCAAAGATTTGGCAACCCGAATAATAGATGATGCAATCAAAGATATAAAAAGAAATAAATGTGTACAAGGCATAAATCTTCGGCAAAAAGCCCTTACTTGGATTTTCAAAGATTATCACAAAACCTTTGAATTTTGGTGTGATGCCGCAGATAAAGATCCGGAGGCTGTTAAAAAAGATTTGGAACAATACAGATAAAATATGGAGGGGCAAATGGACGAAGACAAAATCTTAGAGTTGGGCAATCCAGATAGCGGTTGCAAACTGGCCCGGACAATGTCCTACACAACCTTTCACGGGCGGTGTATGCGCACCAAAGATATTTGTGAAGGTTGCTGCTTTAATCCTTGCCAGAGAATAAAGGCAATGGAAGATTTGAGAAGGAGAAAAAGCTTGGTGAACACAATTTTGAAAAAAATAAATATAGAAGATTCAAAAAGGCAAAAGAGCAAGGCCAAGGTTGACAAACATACCTTTGAAACAAATAAGGAGATCGCTGAGCGCTTGGGGACATCTAAAAGGCAAGTAACCAAAATGAGGAAAAGAGGGGAAATATGAAAAAGATAAACAAAAACTGGGAACCATGCCCCAGATGTGAATCAAAAAAAGTTCAAACACGAAGCAACTGTTTCTATTTTCTGATGGGGCTTATCACAATGAGTTTCAGTCTTTGGTTACTCATTATTCCACCTGTAGGGATAGTTGGAATACTTATTGGGTTTTCACTTATGGCGGCGTCGCCATTTCTGCCAAGAACGTGTACTTGCCAGGATTGCAAATTCTCATGGAAATATCCATATAAGGAAACATGACCCCTATCAACCCACAAAGCTTCAAACGCTATTTTGTCAACACCTCATGGCTCATGGGCCACCGTGTTTTGAGCATGGTCGTTGCGCTCTTTGTCGGCGTCTATGTTGCACGATATCTTGGTCCGGAGCAGTTCGGACTTTTGAGCTATGCAGGCAGTTTTGTTGGTCTCTTTACGGCGCTGGCAACTCTGGGCTTGGATGGCATCATGGTCCGTGAGCTGGTCAAAACCCCGGAACGTAAGGATGAACTGCTTGGCACGGCCTTTTGGCTTAAAGCAGGCGGAGCAATTTTAATGTGGGTTGGCATTGCCGTGGCAGTCCCTTTTACCCATAATGATACTCAAACCAACATTCTAATTGTTAT